CACCGAAATGACCGCCATGGGCTGCCACCCGAAACTGCCTACCCGTCTCGGGGTCAACCTCTAAAACCGTTGCACCCGTTGCGCGCAGATTCGACACAAGCCTTGCCTCTTCGAGCTGACCCGTTTCAAAGAGGCGCAATAAGCGACCAGGGTGTTTGGCTTGCGTCACCCAACGAAAGTCGTACCAGAGCGCACGCTCGCACTCTTTGCCGATAATCGAGGCCCCCAGGTGCGAGCGAAAACCATCGCCTGAGTCTTTTTCGTAGGCCGCGTAAATCGCATCTCTGGTCGGACAGGTGACGTTGGGTAACTCAGCCATGCTGGTCTCCGGTGAAGTGATGTGCTGCCTTGGCCCGCGAGACGAGTTGAGTCCATTGGTTGTCATCAAACTGTTCGCGGACAAGCTCAATGAGCGTGTCTTTAAAAGCACCTCTGGGTTCGCCTTGCGCGAGCTTGGCCAAGTGTGCCGAGACGAGCCCAAGCTCATACTGCTTCAGACGAAGGGCTGTCTTCGCACGATGAAACGCGGACGCATCAAGCGCTTTTTTCTCGGTCTGACGCCGAATGTCCGTCGTCGCAATCTGAAGCCGGATTGAGGCCACCTCAGCCTGCAGGCTCACCAGTCGAGTGCGACAGGCGTCAGCCGTCTGCGGCAGCGACAACCCCTCTGGTGCAGTATTGAGCTCACTCATGATCGACTCCTTTTTTGCTCACACATCAGGCCTGACGCTTCCAGGGCAAACCATTAGCCGCGGACGCTTGGGGCTGCGCAACGGCGGTCATGGGAGGCGCGACCGAGGTCGTTGGCATTGCTGGTGCTTGCGAACGTGGCAGATAGCGAATTGAATTGCTTTCGCCATACATACCCTTTGGTGGGCGCACGCGCACATCAGCAATAAAGGGTATGAGATGAAGTTGTTCTGAATGGCTGACCTGCAGCTTATTGACGGCTCGGCACAGCGACGAAAGCGTTTTCTTTGCAATCTCCACAGCATCTGGGTTAGCGTTGACCAGGTTAAGACGGTCAAATAATTTCCGACCGGCGTACTGACCTTCGAGCACATCAAGCTCGAGATAAAGGTACTGACCGAGCCCGTCTTTGGTCGCACGCATTTCGCTGGCGATAACTTGAGCCAGGTATTTGCCGGGCGGCAGTACGTCGTAGCTGTTTGAGGGTTCAACGGCGGATGCATCGAAAGTTTGTCCTAATGAAGCCATGGTTAGTTCTCCTGCGCGTAAGCGTGAATAGTTGAGGTTGGTAAGAGCATTACTTTGAGTGTGTCGGGCATGGCTTCGACAAAGCTTGGCCAGTCCAGGGGTAAGGTTTCAGGTAATCCATAGCGGTTTTTTGCAAGAAAGGCTGGTCGCTCGGCGGTGTGGATCACCCGCTCGCCCGAACCCATGGCCCGGTTTACCTTCTTGTTAAAACCGACATCGGCTTTGACTGTGCTGATCCGATAATTTGCAAAGAGCACGACATCTGAGTGCTCTTGCAGTAGCGCCGAGGCGCGGGCGTGGAGCTTGACCACGTAACGGTCATAGGGATCATGCTCAGGGCTATCAAAGCGCTTGATATCGGTGTGGGCAATTTGAACGACCGTCATGCCCCGGTCATCGCGCAGGGCATTGAGCCCCTCGAAATATTGACGCCAAAGATTTAGCGCTGCCACGTACCCCTTGCCATACCCCGCATCTTCAATGGACGCCCAACCGTTATCCCGACAGGCCTTACCCCAGATCAACGGCTCGAGCCAATCCACGCTATCTATCACGACGGTCTGAAAGTCGTGCTCTTCGGTATAAAGCGCAGCCAATGCGTCGAGCACTTCTTCAAAGGTTCGTGCCAAGGGAAAATGGTTAGCATTCAAAGTACCCAGGCCGTCTTCGGTCTGGATGAATACAGGCTTATACGCTTGAGAGGCGAACGTAGTTTTGCCAACGCCAGCCACGCCATGGATGGTGATCCTGGGCGGCTTGGGCTGATTAGCACGTGTGAGTTGTGAGAGAGAGATTGCCATTACGCGACCTCGCCAAAGTTGCTGTCGTTGGTTGCTAGCTGGCTATCAGGTGCTGTGACTTGCTGTAACTTGTAAACGGGCTTACCTGTTTTGAGTGTTCGGGCAGGCTCAAACAATTGACGGATCCCTGGTGGCCACGCGGTGTACTTGGCTTCTGACACCTTGATCTCGATCCCAACATAGTTGTCAGGATCTTCACCCCACTTGCGCAGCGCTTCCACAGCTTCTTTTAGTTTGTGCTGGTCGTACTCGGGGCGCTTGGGCAGATCGGCGACAACGAGAAAGCCATCGACTTCAAAGCGCACTGTGCCTGTGGACTTGCCAGCTTCCTGGCGAAGTTTCTGGGCATGACCACCCAAGCGGCCGTGCAGCGTCGACTGCAAGGTGCTGAGGTACAACGCGGCTGCATCTTTCGTAGCCGTGACCTGCTTAATCAGCCGGTCAAGTTCTTGCAGCGGTAGGTTATCGAGTTCAGTCATATACAGTTGACCAATTTCATCTAGAACATCGGTTTGGGGATTCATGAGTTCTCTCTTTTCAGTTGGGGTTGTGGCGAGTGGGCGCTAGCCGTGCAATGCGCAGCTGGGTCCGGATTTCTGCGGGTTTTAAGGTGGTACGCGAACGCATAGCGAGGTAGCGGTAGTGGTTATCGTCAACTTTCTGGCTAAACAGCTGAACCAGACCAAGCTCACAGGCGATCCACGCGCGGCGAGCGACAGAATGAATGCGCGCGCGCTCTTTGGTCGGTAGACCACTGCTGCTTTCGGATCGATCGCGCAGCAGCAGGCCTTCGTAATACTGAATGCAGTGGCCGTCCAATGCGCTGGCAATCCAGTCACAGAGGTTGGCCTCGCTCAAGGCAACTGGGGGAACATAGACGTCACAGACTCGCATTATTGTTACTACGTGTGGCGCCAAGCCAGAACTGGCCGGTCTTATATCGAGATTTTTTGTAAGTGCTAACAATTTCAGACTCCATCAGCGTGTTATTCAATTGGCAGCACATCCGCAGTGGGTGGTGTTGCCACGTCTTGCATTCGCGCTGATGGCTGAGTTGATTGCCCTTAGCTTTTCACGCGATATGTAGGTTCTTACTGATCGAGGTCATAGTTTTTCTCAGGCCACTCTGATCTAAGTCAACTTGCTCAGGCAGCAGATCGAATTCCAAACATTCGCAAGTGCATTTGGATCTCAGCGACACGCCGATAGAACGTTGCGCTTGACACGCCTGAGGCTTTACAGGCACTGGTCAGATCTAGGTGACTGTCAAGAAAGTCAAAAAAATCCCGTTGCGCATCGGTCATATATTCATAGGCTCTTTGCATGTCCCTCAACCCTATGCTCATGCTAAGTTCGTCAGTTTCATCCGCCCACATGGGCACCACATCGTCGTCGTACAACTGATGCGACTCGTTCATTTCTGAATCATTGGCAGCGTCACTCACCCCCGAGAAAAAGGACATCCGACCGCGATCTTTCATCAAGGCATCAAGCACCTCGACAGCGCGGTGCCCAGAAACAACTCCGGTGAATGTGTTGGCGCTTGCGCGCTGTGGGTCAAAGCCCGGCGCGCGCTCAAGCAAGTCAAGCAATAACTCCTGCTGCATGTCCTCCCTGTCTGCGCTGGGCAGACCAAGGCGCGCAGCAAGGCGATAGGTTCGGGTTGCTGCCGCAGCCAGAGCAGCGTCGAGGTAGGTCTGATCAATGGATTGCTTTTTCATCTAATTTTGCCTTTGCGCGTTTAGTCAATGGTTAACGACTTGATTTAAGAAAAGGCACCCGCAGGTGCCCGCATTCGTTCCGCCTTGTTTCAGTTTGCCTTGGTCTCTGAGGGAATCATTCCGTAACGCATCATGCGCACCTCAATGAACGCCGGGGTAACCCCAAAGTGCGGTGCCAGAGCCCGTGTAAACGACCAGCTATCCATGTCATAGGTAACCTCCGACCAGACAATTTTTTTCTCACCATCCGGCGTCTCTGCAAAAAGGGTATCTTCCCCGTAGCGTATTTCGAGAGCATGTTTTGGTGCTTCTTCCATCACTGCTTCCCAAAGTAGATCACGTGGCACCAGTAAAGAACCCATGAACTCATTGGCTCGCAGCTCTGCAAACTTTATGTGAGCTGGTAATGTGTGATCGGCTTTTTGTAATTGCGCTTGTGACTCTGTCACCAGCCTAAATGCTCGCACCGTTCCCGCTTCCGTCAAATCGACTAACGGCTGGTTTTGATGGTGGGCGACTAAGGCTGGGCCATCAAAGATCGCATGACCCATTTCATGGGCGAGTGTTGACAACTGTAATTGTTCGCTCATATCAATGCCTGTTGGTGAAACACAAACCGACACCGCATCAACTGAGCTTGCAGGGGTGAATTCAAACACACCAAATACTGGGTTCTGATGCTCATCGTGTACTTCGTGTTCCAGGTCCACCCAAACGTCATAGGTAACTCCGTTGACGTTCAGTTCTTGAATAGCTTCAAGATCTTTTACAGTCAAGGCCCTTTGCCTTGTGAGGCCGAGTTGACGCCTAACATCCGCCGCAACAATCTCAACATCAGCATGACTTGTGTAATTCGGCTTATAACTGCGCGTATGTCGGGAGTGGATTTTGAGAGCGGCCATGTCAAGTGTGCTTATAGTTTTGGATTTTTAGAGCGATACAGTCGCACAACCTTTGCGACTTCCTCTTGCATATCTGGCGGCAAACGAGAGGCCTCAATAAACAAATCGTCCTCACTCACCCCAAGAATGACTGCTGCTTTTTCAATCAACTCATCTTTTGGTGGGTTTTCGCGCCCGGTTTCAATGCGAGACCAGTAGGCAGGACTGATCTCCAGTTGCCGAGCGAACTCTGTCAGCGTCATGCCGACCGCTTCTCGCTTGGTACGCACATAGGTGCCGAAGGGATTCATAAAAGTCCTTGATTGTTATTACGTCGTTGCATTATAGCGCAACGACGTAATTTTTTGCAAGAAAGTTGCAAATGCTTGGTTTTAAAGCGAGATCCCTGAGAAAAACATCCCCCGCGGCGGTATGAACCTATATGACCAAACCTCGCCCCCCCCCCCAAACCGCCCCCGCCAAGACCACGCCTGTCGCCGTTATTGGCGCAATTCTGGCCCAGGGCGTGCTTCGCCTCCTGGATCACCAGAGTCGTGCTCTTCAACTTGCTATACGCACTGAAGAGAGCGTTCATGTACCTGTCTTGAATACAGAGGAGGACACCAATGAATGACTCAATGATTGCGCGTGTGGCGGCTCTTAAAAACTCACCCGTCGCAGACCTGAAGCAAATGTGGCAAGAAATGTTTCAACGCGAGGCCCCGCCCTTTAATCGCCGCTTCTTAGAGACTCGCCTAGCGTATCGAATCCAGGAGCTTGCTCTGGGTGGGCTCAAACGCGAGACCATCAAGCGGCTTGAAAAACTAAGTGAGCAGTTTGATGAGGTCAAGGACGATTCTCGCCGACGTCGGGTTGATGATCGCCCTCTGGCGGGGACCCGGTTGATCCGCGAGTGGAATGGTCAGCGCCATGAGGTGCTCGTCAACCTCAGCGATTTTGAATATGCAGGCCAGCGCTATAAATCGCTTTCCCGCATCGCCAGAGTCATTACCGGAACCAACCGCAACGGCTGGACCTTTTTTGGGTTTTCTACCACGCGAGGTCTTAAATGAACGCAACAGACAAAGTGCTCTGCGCCATATACACGCGCAAATCTACTGAAGAGGGGCTTGAACAAAACTTCAACTCCCTGGATGCTCAACGAGATGCCTGCGAAAACTACATCGCTAGTCAAAAATCAGAGGGTTGGCTAATGCTGCGCGAGCGTTATGACGATGGTGGGTTTTCTGGCGGCACACTTGAGCGTCCAGCCATCAAGCGCCTGCTAGAGGATGTGCGCCAAGGCTTAGTCAACACGATCGTGGTCTACAAGATTGATCGGCTGTCACGCTCGCTGGCCGACTTTGCAAAGCTGGTCGAGCTCTTTGACGAATACAAAGTGACCTTTGTGTCGGTGACTCAGTCGTTCAACACAACCACGTCCATGGGACGCCTGACACTTAACATTTTGCTTTCCTTTGCACAGTTTGAACGTGAACTGGCAGGCGAGCGGGTACGCGACAAGATCGCAGCCTCTCGGCAACGCGGTATCTGGATGGGCGGCATGCCCGCCTTGGGCTATGACGTGGTCGATCGCAAACTGGTACCCAACAAAGCAGAGGCGCTAATCGTTAAAGAATTATTCACCAGATTTGCAACCACCCCCTCAATGGCGACAATAGTTAATGACTTGCGCAGCCGAGGGGTCACGTCAAAGTGCTGGACCACAACCAAGGGGGTTGTGCGCCAAGGAAAACTGGTCGACAAGGGTCTCATTTACAAAATATTTCATAACCCCGTTTATCTTGGCCTCGCCGCATACAAGGGTCAGACCTTTCCAGGCGAGCATGAACCCCTCATCAGCCAAGAGTTATGGGACAAGGTGCAGAGCCATCTAAAAAGCGGCGCGCCCTTAAGCAAAGCCAGAGGAGCTGGGCGCGGCTCGGCACAACCTCTTTTGCGTGGCTTGATATTCTCAGACCAGGGGCGCGCCTTTACGCCCGGCTGGACCCGCAAACGCAATAAGACCTACCGCTACTACGTCAACACAGACTCAATCAAACTGGGCAAAGAAGGCTGCGAGATTCAACGCATATCGGCAGGCGAGATCGAGACCTTGGTCATTGAAAAAATGCGCGATGTTCTTCGCTCACCCGAGATCTTGGCCCAAACTGTGCGCGAGGTACGTATTGCACGGCCTGGCACAGAAGAGGCGCAGGCTATCGAGGCCTTGCAGTCCATTGAACAAGTATGGGATCAACTCTTCCCAGCGGAGCAGTCGCAGATCGCACGCACCCTCATTGAGCGCATCACCGTAGCCCCTAACGGGATCAGCATCAAATGGCGCGGCGAGGGCTTGAATAAATTACTGCGCGACACCCTTGAGTCAAACGCGTTGCGAGAGGCAGCATGATGAACGACGGCAAAGACGGCTTCATCACCAATATACCGATGACCTTCAAAAAACGCAGTGGCAAGGCCATAATCGTGCTGCCCAACGGCGAGCGCGCTATCGCGCGCCGTGAGGCAATTATTGATAATTCGATGATCAAAGTTATAGCAAGAGCATATCGTTGGCAGCGAATGCTGTTGGACGGTACTCACTCCTCAATCGACGATTTGTCTAGGGCAGAAAAAATCACAGCTTCTTATGTCAGCCGTGTGCTTCGGCTAGCTTACCTGTCACCGACGATCGTCGAAGCCATCCTGGACGGAAAGTACCCAGCGCATCTGACGTTGAAAGACCTGATGGAACCGTTCCCGCTGGAGTGGGATCGGCAGGTGGCACATTTTTTTATTAAAGACTCTGCGCATCCGGCTAGCACACAACAGTAACGCTTAGGGTGAGGGCTTCTCGCGCTTCGGGGTCTTCTTCTTTTCGAAATCCCACAACGCCAAAATTTCAGCATCGCCGATCTCATTGGCCTCACTGTGGAATAAAAACCAAGCCGAGCGTAGGTGCCTATAAAAAGCATCCTTGTCTGCAAAGACTCCGTGCCATTGCGGAATATGGTCGTGACCGCGAATTTCAACTGTGCACCCTAAGATCGCGCGTGCGCCGTCTTCGCGTTCAATTGGAAAACTGTGGACACTAGGGCTGTCATCCCCTTCACTATTTTCAACTGCATAAATGATAGCTGCGCGAGCAAAGTCGACTCTCATCCGATCAGTTATGGCCTCAGCCTCATCAAGGCCATCGGTATCGCGCAGCGTTGAATCAGAAAATTTATAGGTGACCCATTGTTTTAGATTTAAAGCGACGTCTTCATTAATCCACGCTGCAAGAAGGTCATCCCAGCCGTCAGTGGCAAGCCATTCTTGAAGATCGGCAAGTCCGGCAGGCAATCCTGAATTTGACAAGACCTGTTCGATCGCAGCATCACGTGCTTTCCAAAATCTTTTGGGTAATTCAGCTATGGCTTGTTTTTGAAATTTATCAATCATTTTTGAAAAACTATTAACGTTAATGCAGCTGAATTATTCAACGACTTGTACAAACCGAATGCCGACACCAAGCCTGACTGCTTGTGCGTTGGCGTTTGCAATATCACCCTCTAATTCTGCGGCGTAGTAAGTGCTGCCTGGTCGATCGCCTTCAACAATCACCACCCCCAACAGTTCCAATGTGCTCCCATCCATATCTCTAAAATAGTCGAGCGCAGCACCTTGTGCTGTCATTCCGCTAGGTAAATAATCATCTTCATAGCTCCAATTTGGCTCACCATCGAACCATTTTTCAATAGCTGGAATTACGCGCGACTCAAACTCATCGTTCGTTAAGCTCAAGAGCCAGTCTGCGGCACCTTCTTCCGGCTCTTCTGGTAGATTCGCGAGCCTTTTCTTTAGCGCTGCTATCCGAGGCTTGTTTGAAGATGCCTTTGTTTCAGCATCATGCAACGCACTATCAATCTCATCCCGCGCCTCTGAATAGATAGACTGAACTTCCCACGCCAGCGGCTGGCAGTCACTCATTGCATCCAAGAGATCTTGTGGCGAATCCGTCCAGCGATCAGCAACGTCCTCGTAAAATTCT